GGAATTGAGTAATTGTTGGTTATGAGCAATACAGAATACCAATGCCCCACATGCGGGTTTAATGATTTATACTTGAGCCATACTAGCGGGCTGTGCTTGGGTTGCGGGTTTATTAGTAATGAATGTGTTTGGCATGAAGGATTTGATGTTCGCTATGTGAGTGATTACCTTAAAGAGAAATATGACAAACTTAAGAGGGATGAGCGCGAGAATATGAGACATACCTTAATAGAAACCATGCAGGGTATAGCCAAGGAAGCTGATGAACTTCAAGTGGCATATCATGGCGGGCCAACTAGGGATGAGCTTGTGGAGCTTAGGAGGCGAGCCTACGTTGACCATCATGTGGATAGAGCCATTTGTGAGGGAGTGGGTGGAGGAAACTTCAGCATCACTCCTGCACCTGATGACATAGACGATGCTTATGAAGAACTGACAAATAGTATGGCCCTTGAATACGAGAGGAAGCTTCATGGTGTTGTTAGCACATCATACCAGGCCGCTTTGGACGACTTATCTAAAAGAACATTTAAACCTCCCTACACAGTGACGATAGACACCTTTGTTGGTGATAGGTTGATAGCCACTACGGACGTAGAGTATGACGGAGAATTACCCCCACACACAATTTAATTATGAAGCAAATCACATCAAATAGAGTCATCCAGTTGTTTGGGTTTAACCCGGCAAATAGAAGCGAGGAGCACCTGAAGAGCAAGGGGATAGCTAGTAGTGTTTGTCCTTCTTGTGATGGGAGTGCTAGTGCTGGAGATCAGCGGTGCCCCACATGCGTGGGTAAGGGGAGGTTATTCTCATTCACCCCTAAATTAGCCACCACTTGGTAATTATGAGTGTTAAATATATTATAGAGAAGCTGGAATCTGGAGTTGTTTTTGAATGGCTCCATGTGGGTTGTGTGGATTATTGCCAAACAAACCACGGTATTGATGTTTATTACGCTCAGGATTTAATTGATGGAACCGTGTGGAGCACAATAACCCGGCCTGAATTAATCTCCGAGTTAAAGGAAGGCTATCCATTTGGTAAGTGCTTTACAGACGATTCATTCGCAAGAGCAGCATTACCTCAACCAATTTAAACGATATGATTACGACGAAAACAGAATACAAAGATTATTCTCATGAAGTGGTTAATCATTTCATTATAAAAGAAGAATGCACTTCAGAAACTAAAGGGATGCAGCTGGAGATGAGGAACTTTGATGGTAAATCAGAGGGTTTTGGGATAACCATAGATTGCATCAGAGAAGATAAAGGAGAAGAACATAGATCTACATTTAGTTTAGATAAGAGAGAAGCTGTTTTATTGGTGGAATACTTATCAGCGGAGACAGCCAAAATGATCGAAGAGTAACTTTAAACAACCAACTAAATGAAATTATGGTAGCTTATGGAATGGAATTTGGCGACACTCACAGGCTAGCTGTCGAGATCTTCGCATATATGTATGACACTCGTCCTGAGAAGGAGTTTGAGTGCTCTCATGAAGACAGGAGAGATAATTACAACACTATCCGGGATGAAGGGGAGCGCGTGAATAAGTGGTATCATTTCTGTAACATAGTCGACATACTTTGGAATTGGAATGATGGTGAGGATGGCGCCAATGCTCAGAGAGTGATATGGAACGAGTGGACCGACCGCATGCTTAGGAGTATGATTGAGAATGACGTGGTGTCTTTAGCTGGATGTGCTTCTTCCGGGAAGAGTATGGCAGCTTCCATATATGCTATTGTTCAGTTTCTTTGCGCTCCAAATGAATCTCTTATCCTCATCACATCTACATCTATTAAAGGAGCTCAGCTTCGAGTGTGGAAGTGCTTATCTCAATATTGGCACGCCCTACCTAAAATGGCTCAGTTTGGTGACATGGTTTACTCTAAGTGCATGGTGAGAGGTTGGGACAAGTCAGGGAATAAGTCAGATAGTGTGGGCATACAAATTGTAGCTGCTGGCTCTGGCTCTGAGAAAGACGCTTACGACACTCTTATTGGTATTAAACAGGAGAGAATGTATTTGATTGCTGATGAGCTACCACAACTTCCAAAGATGATTGTTGAGGCTGCCTTTGGTAACATGGTAAACGGAACCAATAAGGATAAGCAGGAATTTAAGATGGTGGCCATGGGAAACCCAAACCTTATGACTGATGCATTTGGTGACATGTGTGAACCATTGGATGGATGGAATAGCGTTGATGAGAGTGACGACACTTGGCTCACTGAGCGTGGCGTGGTGCACAGGTTTGATGCAGAGAGAAACCCAAACATTCTTAGGGGTGAAGATTTATACTCCTGGTATCCTTCTAGAGACGCCATTATTAAGGCTAAATCAAGGTGGGGAGAGAAATCCCTCATGTTTTACAAGCAGTATAAGGCTTTTTGGTATAGAGAGGCATCCACGGAAACTATTTACACTGAGAGTGAGATAATTATAAACTACTGTAACAAGCCATATAGTGCAGAGAGAGACGGTGAAGTGGTGAGCAGGAAGAGTGTTTCAGCTGCTGATCCGGCCTTCACTCAGGGGGGTGATGAATTCCCGCAAGTTCTTGGTGAGGTAGTGACAAATACTAAGGGCAAAACATATTTGGAGATTAAGTGGTGTAAGGCTCTTGAGGATGACTTATCTGATATGAGGCCTAGATCACATAAGATGGTTGATCAACTTAGGGCTAATTGCTCCAAGTTTTCAGTTGAACCTTCTCACTTTGGTTATGACGCCACCGGCACCGGCTTAGCATTTCGTGATGTTGTGGTTGCTGAGTGGTCATCGTTATGTAAGGACATTCATTTTGGTGGAGCCGCTTCTTCCCGACAAGCTGGAGCTTCAGACACAAGGAAATCCCATGATGTTTACCGTAACAGGGTGAGTGAATTATGGGTGAAGGCCAAGGGATTGATAAGAGAGGGCAGGATTAGAGGATTAACTGACAAGATGGTGTCGCAAATGTGTGCCAGACGTTATAACACCCAAACCAGAGGTGGCGCCGGAGTTAAGGTGTGCATTGAGAGCAAAAGTGACATGAAGAAGAGAGAGGGATATAGCCCGGATCACGCGGATTGTTTGTTCATTTTGCTAGAAACAGCAATACTTAATGGTCTTATTTTTGATGCTGAGGTTGAAAATATACAAAAAAGAAGCTCGCCATCATGGCAAAAAGCAGTTAATGGTCATGATATACTATCTGGCTCAAATCTTTACTTTACATAAATAATCATGGAATCATACACAACACAGTTAAGCAGGAAAGCCGAATACATGGAGGTTGAGGTTGATGAAATCATTGCCTTTATGGATAGTTACAATTTTGACAACATGTCTGATGATGATCAGAGAGACGTGGAGGACCAATATTCAGTGATGTCCATATACCTCGATATACTCAGAAAGAGAATAGACAAAGAACTAGACCAAACAGAAGAAACATATTATGAGCGATACTAAAGAAACACTAAACATTGTCCTGCCATATTGCGGGGAAGCCACCGGGATAGACCAAACAGCATGGATTGAATCATGTGCTAAGCATAAGCCAACTCAGCTGCGTTCGCGGCTAGTGGTTATTTCCTCTTCAAGCTGTGACACGGAGCGATATAGGGCATTTACCCAGCGCGCTAAGGAGGTATTTGACGAATTTGTCGAAATTATTAAATTTAAGCCATCACCAAATAATTTGGAAGAGGTTCACAAGTTCACCTCTTACTGCTTTATGACGGCTTGGCCTAACTTTCAGGTCTTTGGCGCAGGGATTTATATTGATCCTGAGTGGGCCCCGAATAAAGACTACTGGGCCGATGATTTTATTGCTGCTATGCGAGTTGACCAGAGTGAAGCAATCGCTCTTGGCATTAAGTATGCAGAGCAACCATCTGAGATCAGTGGTAACTTAGGTTATTCAGCTAATTTCTTTAGTGTGTTTTACAACTACAAGAAATACATTAAAGACTCTATTCTCCTAAACCGACTTGGCTGGGAATTCAAGAAGTTTGGTTGTCATGCATCCGCTGACAATTATCCATTCATTAAAACATCTACGGTTGATAAAGCCCAGGTGGATGCGTTTGCTAAAGCTCCTGAGCCAGCACCTGAAGAGGTGGCTGTTGCAGAACTAGTGCTCCCTGTATTTGGTGACACGTCTGAGGAGGACCTTAAAGCTTCTTTGGGTGCATCTGATAACATGCCTTCAATGTATGAGAAGCCAGACAAGCCAGTTAAGAAGGTGGCTAAGAAAGCCGCCAAGAAAGCCACTAAAAAGAAAAGAGCTAAGAGACGCACTAAAGCTCAAATAGCATCATCTAAATAACACCACCTATGAAAGCCGAAACCAAAAACATGTTTAAGGGAGCCCCTAAATCAACTGACTTTTCAGCCATTGATGACGCTAAAAACTCCCTAGACTCAGCCCTACGAGACGATTTTAGCCCAGAGAGTTTTGCTGAGGAAAGAATGAGCTCACCTGCATTGCTTAGATCTATCTATGGCACCATGCTCACTGATGACTACTCCAATTCAGGTAATAGAGCTAAGGTTCAGGCCATGGTTGACTATAAGCCTCCTTATAATCAGAAAACACTTGATCAACTAGGTCGTGGCAGCCAATTCAATATTAACTTTGGTGAGGGAGCTGCATCGGTTAACAATGTGGTTAACAACTACCTGGACATATTTACAAACCCAGCATCATTGATCAAGTTGCCAATTAAGCAGGGTTATGGCACCCCTATTGATAGACAGAAGTGGAGTGATATTATATCTAATGAATATGCTAGGATGGTGAGAGGTTGGGATGAGTCTCAATTTACCTTCCTTGAGCTTGTTCAGCAATTTGTCACCCACGGTGTTGGTTTCAGTTCCCTTCGTCCCGGTGATGACTGGAGATGGAGTGCAGGTGGACTAAGTGAGTTTAAAGTGCCATCTAGATCGAAAGCCACTTCTTCATCAATCCAAATAATAGCTTCAGAAGAGCAAATGGAAGCCACTACTTTGTATGGTAACATTAAGAACGAGGCTGAGGCAGTGAAGAAAGGCTGGAACCCTGAAGCAGTGAGATCTGCCATTGTTAATGCAGCTAGAGCTGGTGATAATAAGTATAATAAGGAGTCTCCGGAGCAGATTGAAGAGAGAATTAAAGCTCATGACTTTGATACCGCCAGCCCAACAGCATCAGTTAAGATAATCAATGCAAGAGTGGAAGAGTATGATGGCACAATCAGCCATTACATTTGCTCTGACCTTGGCCCGGATGACGGTAATGGTAAGATCACAGACAACTGGTTGTTTAGGAAGAAGAAGGCCTACAAGAGCATGAGTGAGGCAGTTCAAATCTTTCCTTTCTTTACTGGTAATAACGGTAATATTCACACCATTAGAGGACTAGGCCACATTGTCTTCCCTCAAGTGCAGGGATCAAACCTGCTCCAGTGCGGTATGATGGATAGTGCTAGAGATGCCATGGCTACAACCTATGTTGTGAACACTGAGCAGAACCTGGACACACTTCCTATTATTCATGCTGGCTCAGCAAGGCTCATCCCTTCCACTTTACAGATTGCAGAGAACCAGCATAGCCCGGACCTATCTAGGACAGCTATTCCGGCAATGAACCTGCTCAAGGAACAGCTTAACAGAATGTCATCAGCCTCATCTATGGCTAGCACTCTCACAGAAGGCTCAGACAGGCGTTCTAAGTTTGAAGTTAGTGCAGCGATTGAATACTTATCAGCCATCACGGCCGCAGCAATGCGGCTTTTCATGCGTCCATGGAGACAGCTTTTATCTAACTCAGCTAGAAGAGCATTTACTTCACCTGCGTCTGGTGCTGACTTTGGTGTGGCTGCCGGTAAGATGAGGGCAGCTTGTGTGGCCCGGGGTGTCCCTGAGGAAGTGCTTAAGAATGGCATAGACTTTGATCTAGCTATGGTTGACGTTCCTCTTGGTCTTGGAGACAAGGCGGCTAAGGAGGCTATCTTTGCTAAGGGAGCAGAATTACTTCCTTACATGGATGATGCCGGTCGCAGAAGGTTTGCAGCACTTAAAGCCATCAATTTGTTTGGTGAAGAAAATGCAGCCTATTTGGTTCCTCTTGATGGAGTGGAAAGACCTCCTATTGACGCTAAGGTGGCAGAGATGGAGAATAACCAGCTTTCTATTGGGCTACCCATATCTATTGATAACGGAGAAGACTTTATGGTGCACCTTAAGATTCACATTCAATGGTTGTGGCAAATACACCAGGCTGTGGAAGAGGGAGAGATTGAACTCACTGAAGCAGTGATGAAGATGAAGCCGGTTTATGATCATGCTGTTGAAACGTTCTCAGTGGCTCAGGTTCCTGACGAATCAGTGGCTGAGTTAAACAACGCTAAGCAAGCGCTCCAGCAAATTGGTGAGATTGTATCTAATGGCCTTAAAGCTATTCAGAAGCAACAACGCCAACAGCAGGAGCAGCAACAAGAGCAACCACAGGGAGGTGAGGAGCAATCATCTAATGACTCAGCTATGGTTAAGGCTCAGGCAGACGCTCAGATTAAAATTATGCAAGCTGAGTTATCTCAGCAGATTAAAACACAAGACCATGAGCTTAAGATGGCTCTCGCTCAGCAGAAGTCTGAGCATGAGATTATGATTAAGACAATGGAGGCAGCTCAAGACAGAGCATTGAAGGATTTAGACAGCACATCCAAAATAAAACGAACACCATAACAAAACAATGAAGAACGATAATTACAATCCAGATACAGTAGGAACAGCAACACCTGCGAAGCCATTAAAGCAAACCATTTCCCACACCTTTGGTGAGGCGATTGAACACATGAGAGATGGCGGCTATGTCCAGCGTGAAGGTTGGAACGGCACAGGCATGTATGCATTTAAACAAGTTCCCTCTAAGGTTCCGGCTAATATAGTCCCTAAGATGTCCTCATTGCCTCAGTCTGTAAAAGATAGGATGCAGCTGGAGGGTGTTTCACCAGACTACCAGAATCAAATGGTGATTGTGAAGCCAGACGGATCTATTGATAACTGGGTGGCGTCTAGTAGTGACACTTTTGCACTAGATTGGATTTTGGGCTAATTGATAAATAACAAAACAATGAAAAAACAATACACACAAGCAGCAGTGGATTTGGCGTCCAATCCGAGCTACAAGCTCCTCAAGGAAGCCTTAATGCAAGACCTGTCATCCAACGTTTCACTTATCGCCTCTGAATCAGACAACATAGTGTCTAGAGCCTACGTTCATGATGTGGGGGTGAGAAACTTCTTTAGGTGGGTTGATCAAGCAGCTGCAAACACTGATTCACAAGAACTAAGTCAAACACTAAAGCCATTTAACCATTATGGCGAATTTGAATAACAAACAAACCAGATAATAATATGAGCGAACAAAGCACAATACAACAGTTAAGAGGTGGATCAGATTCCCCCTTGGATTCCGCGCTAGACAGCATGGCAGAGGTGGACGACATTTCAACCACAGACACACCGGCCGATCTAGCAACTCCTACAGACACACCAGCTCCGGCAGATCCTGTAGACAAGCCATTTGAAAGCCCTTTTGATAAGAAAGAGGAGGAAGTGGTGGAGGTTGATCCCAATGCTAACCCGGATGAGGAGTTTGAGAAGCAGACAGAACGCGAGATCGAGGAGATGAGTAAAGCTGCTCACCCCGGCGAGGGCTTCAAGAAGGTTAGGGGCAAACTTAAAGAGAGTAACACTCGCATTGAGGAGCTTGAGAGGAAGATTAAGTCTTATGAGTCTGGTGACATTGAGTCGTCTCCTGAGTATGAGAAGATTAAAGCCAAACTTGATTCTTATGATGAGATGATCAAACAGAATAAGGAGTTGTCTGATAAAGTGTCTGCCGTGGATTACCGCGAAACAGCTGATTATAAAAACAACATACTGGCTCCTTATGATGACATTGCATCACTAGCTAAAACTCTTGCTGAGAAAACTGGTGTTGATGCTGGTGACATTCTTAGCGCTGTTTCATCCCGGGACTACTCTGAGCAATCTTCTGCCATTGATGCCCTTAAGGCTGACCTGGATGACAGATCATACGCTTCCATAATCAAAATGGCTGATGACATGACTGTTCTTTACCAGCGTGAGTCTCAGATTGAGCAAAATGCTACTACTCTTCTTGAGGAGTCTAGGTCATCTAGTGCAGCGTTGTCAGCACAAGAGCGTGAGAGGAATGATGTGGCTTACAAGAAGTCTGTATCTACCACCTTTGACACCTACCAAGATCAAATCCCTCTATTTATTGCTGACGATGGAACTGAGAGCCCGTTATCTAAGTCTCTTAAGGATCAAGCATCTGCTGTTGATTTTGAGGGTATGACTGTTGATCAAAAGGCCTTTGCTGCCATGTCAGCTGTTTCTTTGGCTCCTATGATCACCAAGTATAGGGAGATGACTAAGAAGCTGGCCGCTTTGTCTGCTAGAGATGTTATTGATGATAGCATCAACCCTAGAGGCGCTTCTGCTCCTGCTCCTAGATCCGGTGATAGCCCGCAAGGCTACCTTAGGGGCGGAGAATCGCCCTCAGACGCCATGGATCGAATTATTGATGGAATTAGTTAGATTTCCATTTAAACGCTATTTTCAAGGGCTAGGGGCTTCCTCTGGCCCTTTTTAGTCGAATGTATTTGACTTGTCCTAGGAAAAATGTATAGATGTGTGCGAGCTTCAGATATGGCAAGCTCTAAATATAGTCATTCCGCCCAAGCTCGATAGCGTTTATCGTTCTAAAATACACAGAGTTTCTTTTCTAAACTCATACGTGAGCGGTGGAATAAATGTCCCTTTGTCTATAAAGCGGATAGTTAAGATGAAACTTATCTTAAACGATCAATAGATCACAACTAAACTATATAATAATATGCCTAACATCGAAAATCAACTACAAGAAATTACCGGAGCCCTAGCTCTAGAGATCGACAAAAAGATCTACCCAAGCTCACCGTGGATCTCCATGGTTAACAAAACTCAGTGGCCTGACGAAATCGGTCACTCGTTTGAAGCCGTCACGTTTGAAAGAACTCTTCCGAGTGCTGGTCAAACCTGGCAAGCCCACGCTACAGCTGATGGATCTACCAACATCTGTACTCCGCCAACTACTAGCATTCAGTTTAATCAAACTCGCCAAACCGTTAGTTTGGAAAGCACAGCTATCGAAACTCTCGATTTCTGTATTGATGACCTACGTGCTAAGTGGAGAATGAAAGAGCAAATGCGCAACGTTGTTGACATGCTCGGACAAAACATCCGTAACATTTGGATTGACTACAAGCGTGACTGGTATGCTAAGGTGTCCAACCGCAAGGTTGTTCTCAACGCTTCTCTTCCAGAAACTAACCAAGCTGCTGGAGATGTGTTTCCTCTTGAGCCGGCCACTTCTATCCTGACTAATAAAGCACTAGATCACTTCTATGCTTACCTTCAGCGTAATGGAGCCCGTCAAGACGCAGCTACAATGCTTAACGGTCAGCCTATCTTTGCCCTAGTTTGCTCAATGGAAACATCAAGAGCGCTTATCAAGGAAGATGCTGCTACCCGCACTGACTTCAGAGAGTCTTCACAAGCTGACAAACTACTACTTGGTATGGGCTACACTCATACTTACAATGGTTTTGTTCACATGATTGACGACACCCCTAGACGTTACGACTGGGATTCTGGTGGAACTCAGTGGGTGAGAAGTCAACCTTGGGTGGACACCGGCGCTGGAACAGCTGCTGATGAGAACCCTGACTATGTAGCCGCTGACCACGAAGACACTATGATCTTTGTTAAGAGCGTTTATGACTGTCTTGTTCCTGGATCTATCTCTAATGTGGATAAAGCCAGCTTCACAGCTCAGAACTATATTGGAGAAATCCAATGGAAGAACATTGCTCACCGCACAGATAACCCTGACGGTAAGAACGGATTCTTCCGTGCAACACTCGGATCAGCTGTCAGACCTCGTCACACTGAGTTTGGCATTACTATTCGTCACCTACGTTGCCCTAACGACCTTGGACTAACTGCTTGTTAATCCATTTTTAGCCAGCCCTGATATTTTTCTTCTGTTTTGTATTCGGGGTTGGCTATTTTTTTCTTTTTTCTCGCTTCGGCGTGAACCTTTCTACAATCAGATAACCAAATTATAATATTATGAGCAACTCAGCAACTTTTGAAGCCCTAGTAGCTAAGGGCGTAGCCGGCACCCTTACAATGGATGAAGCGCTAGGGTCTAGATGGACACCTGAACAAACAGCTCTTCTCCTTTCATTCTTTAAAGATTAAACACTATGAGCAATTCAGCAAACTATGAAGCCTTGGTAGCAAAAGGCAATAACGGCACACTCACAATGGATGAGGCGCTAGGGTCTAGATGGGATGACGAGCAAACAGCTCTATTACTTTCATTTTTTAATGATGAAGGGGACAATAAATACATTTACACAGATGTGAACGTGGTAGCTGGAGCATTTGACGTTGATCCTACCAGTCTAGCAGACGGCGCGCGCTACAAAGTGGCCACGGCTGGAGCGGTCGGAGGTGTTTGGTATGCTCTCGACTCATTGCTAGAAGTCAAATCAGGACTATTCGAACCGCTTGGAAATAACATTTACGACCCGACTGGAAACGTTGTGGTGAATATGGAGCTCGCAGACATGACTGGCATAGTTCCAGCCGAAGGCACACTTGGCGAGGTTGGCAATATCCCTGTCATTGGTGATGGTGTGACCACTGGTGGTAAAGCGGTGGTAATGAGGGCGGCGGCGCTCTCTACAGCCACTGGAACGGATTCACTAGCCATTGGGTTAAATTCAGACGCTAGTGGTGATAATTCAACAGCAAGTGGTGCTTACTCAATAGCAAGTGGTACTTACTCAATAGCTAGTGGTAGTGGCTCAGTAGCGAGCGGTGAGTCCTCAGTAGCAAGCGGGGCTAACTCAACAGCAAGCAGTTTTTCCTCAGTAGCAAGCGGTGCTTACTCAACAGCAAGTGGTGATTCCTCAGTAGCTAGTGGTGGTGGCTCAGTAGCTAGTGGTAGTGCCTCAGTAGCTAGTGGTAGTGGCTCAGTAGCGAGCGGGGCTAACTCAGTAGCAAGTGGTAGTTTTACTAAAACCACAGTGAACAACACTCAAGAAATCGGACACTGGTCTGGCGCGACAACTAGAGCAACATCTTTGAGAACACAAGGTGATGGTCAGGTAGCTTACACAATTAAAGACACAGCCACAGCACCAACAGACGGCGGAGCAACGGCGGGTAGTGAGGCAGACGGAACTTTAGGTCGGGAAATGATGACTATACAGCGCAACGGGGATGCGATGACTTTATACGTAAATGACGCAGGGACAATCAAATCACTCTCATTAGGATCAATATCATAACATAATGGCACTCACTCTCACACACAACGCATCAGCAATCACATTTCGTCCGCCAGTATTGGCGGACGAGCCAAACTTGTCGGTGTCATATAGTCCAGAGGTGATTGTCTTAACCGGATCAACTAGCACTACGGTGACTAATGATGATGCAGTGTTTGACGTTTACAACGGTGGCACATTCTACAATGGCGGGAGCGTTTTAGTAACTGGCACTCAAGCCACGTTTGAAAGCCTAAATACAGATATTGCAACTATTGCATCAGATGGCGTGATAACTAGGGTTGCCTCTGGTCAATGCAGAGTCCTAGTTAAAAACGGTGTAACAATCGGCATCGACCTAAACCTAGCAGATCAGACTCAGGGAGATACTGAATCCTATGCTAATGCCGTAGTCGGATCACTCGCTGAACACGTATCAAACGAGATAGACAGCCGTATAGATGACACTATGTCTATGGCTACTAATGGTGGCATTTACAGCACTCAGAATCACGTGACATCTACCTACGTTCGCAATACTAATCTATGGTGTGACGATGTGGACCTCACTTGCGCCTCTCCTTGGAATAGCAGAGGTGGCAGCAAGAGAGCAGGAACGCTTATCACAGCACAGCATCTGCTTATGGCGTCACACTACCCGCTTTACATTGGCGACACCGTGAGGTTTGTTGCTAATGACAATACTGTCCTCACGCGCACCATCACAGGAGTGGTGAACCATCCCGACTATTCTCCTTACTACCCTGACTTGAGAGTGGCTGTGCTAGACTCAGCATTGCCATCTAGCATTACACCATGTAAGCTAATGCCGTCCGACTACGAAGATTATCTTGTAGAGAATAGCAGCAACAGACCGGGAGCGATTGGACTTGATCAGGAAGAAAAAGCCCTGATTATAGACTGGACAGGCGGCGGTAACTTCATGACTCCAACTGACTTAGACAGGCTCATTTTCCATGAAAATATAATAAGCGGTGACTCAGGCAACCCAGCAGGGGTGATTGTTGACGGTGAGTTTGTGTCTGTAACCATGTGGACTTACGGCGGGGCAGGATCAGGCACACCAGTTGCAGATTTCATCTCAGACATCAACACAATGATCACCACCGCCGACACTCAGGCTAGTGTCTTCACAGGGCTGACAGTGGTAGAGGCGGATTTCTCAGCTTTTCCTAACTACGGGACAGACACTGACGCGGTGGCATACATAGCAGATGTTCGCACGGCGGGAGCTACAGTGTCAGCTACTCAAGAAACTGCACTAAACACATTCTACAAGGCGGCTAAATCAGACGGTTACTACACGTCACTCAAGCGCATGTATCTACCTATCTGGGCGGTGGAAGCGGCAAATGCTATCGACATGATTACGCTTGCCACTGGCACGTTTAATGGTGGCGTGACTCACTCGGCTGGATATGTAGAGGGTGATGGCTCGACTGGTTATTTTGATGTGGGAGTTGACCCAGCGGCAATCGGAGTCACTACTGACTCGGTGATTTTGGGCGGACTACTACGAACAGAACTAGGAGCTAGTCAAAACATAATTGCATCGCGTGAGGGAAGTAATCAATGCAGGTTTAATACCTCCAGCGGTGGTGGTCTGTATGCCATCAATGGTGGCGATACGATCAACGATGGTAGCTCAGGGCTTGAGGGTATTTTAGTTGTGTCGTATTTATCAGGCGATGCGTTCATCTCAAAACGAGACTCATCGTCAACATCCAGCCTCGTCTCCCAAAGTTACACTGCTAGCGGCGCAACACCTACTGTGAACTTTTACACAATGGCGGTTAATGTGAATGACTCGCCCGTAGGTTTCACTGACGACCAATTTGGTGCGTGGTTTGCAGGAACAGGCATGACACTAGCTGATAGTGATGACTTCACCCTAGCACTCAAAAACCTCTGGGAAACAGCAACAGGATTAACCTTACCCTAACACCAACTAAATAAAATAACATGAATGCACTAAAAACTAAACTAAAGGGCTGGCTGACCAATATCAGCCTAACATCGGTAATTGCAGGACTAATTACAGCACAGGCAGAGATCATCCCCGCCTTTATCCAAGCCTCAAATATCGAGCTAAACCTACTATCAATAGTTGGAGTAGCTGGAGCGATATGGGGCATCATTCGTAAGTCAACCGAAGCATACAAACAAGCATAAACACACACATACCATGAAAAATAAAATCAAAATACTAATCGTAGCAGTGGCAATAGTCGCTCTTAACTCATGCACCCTCACTCTGGACGCTAACGGCAAACCTATCTTTGGCGCAGATAATGAAGCTATTAACAGAGCAATTAAGGTCGGTGTTGATAAAGCTAATGAATCTCTCAAGGAGGCTAGTAAGTAGTAATGGAAAAACCAATACCGGCCAGCGTTGACACACTTAAGGAGTTGCAGGTTTATTTCATGCAATACGGACTAGAGGCTCATGGCTTCTCTCCTAATGGGTTGGATGGACTACTTGGCCCTAACACCAACCGAGCCCTACAGTTGTCCTATCGCTCCCTTAACCCGCCTAGCAAGAAATCCATTCCTGCTCACCTGATACATGCTCAAGAGTATGTGGGCATTAACGAGGTGGCCGGTATTGGATCACACCCAACCATACTAGGCTGGATTAAGAAGTGGTTTTCCTGGGCAACAAATGACGGGGAAATCGCATGGTGCGCCATATTCATCAACGAAATGCTCAAGCTTTCTGGAATAGAAGGCACAGGCAAAGCAAATGCTAAATCATTCCTTAATTGGGGAACTAAGGCGGAGAACCCACAGAAGGGAGACATCGTTGTATTTGATCGAGGGAAGCAAGGATCATGGCAAGGTCATGTGGGGCTATTTATTGGTTTAGCTGGCAATGGTTACATTTACGTATTAGGGGGAAACCAATCTAATGGAGTGAATATAAAGAAGTATTCAACAAGCAGATTTCGGGGCTACCGCCGCGCATAATGAACAAACACATGACATATAATTATATAAAAATAGCCGGAGCAAATGTAGTTTCTTGGTGGAATGCCAATTTTCAATTAGGCACTAGTTTCGATGGAGAGAGCTTTAGAATTTGGACTAGTTGGGCCATTGCCCTCCTTGTTGGTATCCTCACTGTGTTTAAGATAATCAAAGACCTTAGGAAGAAGTAATAGTAAATCATGCCTATACAGCCACCATCAGACCTAAAGCAAAACAAGTCTAGGCTCACCCCTAATCTTGCTGACTACATATTTAGTGAAAGCCATAGTGCTAACAGCCCTATAGCCAAGAGCTGGGATAGTGGTGTGGATGGCAATGCCATTAACTATGGAGATGCTCACCCGGACATCACTAAGTTTCCAGCCCATGTGTTGGTGTATGTTAGCACTGAGAGAGTGACTAAAGAAGGCATTAAGGTTGTGGATTTTTACTACGCCGCTATTGGTGTAGATCAGGATGATTACAACTGGGTGTATAGTGGATATAGCGGTTCCCAGTATAAGCAATTCACTCGTAAGTATTTAATAAAGAGAGCCGCTCTCACAGCTGAGGTGGTTATCCCCTTAAATACTGCTGACGCTGTTGCTTCGGATTACGTGCTGTATGACACTAAATTAGTCACCACTGGTTCTAAGGAGCTTGATAGCATTTATGTCATGCGCCAAAGCACTTACATATTGCCAGGCATCCTTAATGGCATCACATATGATGCTAAACTAAAGGAAAATTACGCTTATGAGGAAACATTTGTTTTTGGTGATTATAATGAAGCGACTAACAATGGTGGGTTGAGCCTTGTAGCTCCCTTGCTCATACAAGCCACTCCTATAAACGCTTCATGGACTAGGCTGGTTACTAGGAGGAAGGGTGATGCTAATGATTACACTAGCAGGTCATACACCACCTACATTAACTACTCATGGCCAGCAGTGCTTGAGAGATTAACTATACCAGCCATCACCACTAAGGCCGACATAGAGCCTGAAGAAATGTTTCTCTTCCAAGACGCTATTGTTAAAAACCCATACTCTGGTCCTTGTCGCGCGTTGGTGCTTGAAGAACTCTTTGATGATGTGGATTGGCTGAGTGCACCAGCACCAGCTGCAACGGATGAGCCCATGTTTCCTGAAGCCACTACAGCAAGAGGTGTGTTTTCTAGTCTTAACATTAGAGCCACTCTTCATATTGCATTTACTTACACTGAGACTAGAGGAACTAGTTCACCTTGGGCAAATGGCACAACTACTTGGACCTATCCCGCCACAAACTACACTGAATGGCCAGATGATTTAATTATCTCAAGCACCGTCTCACCTACTGCCAAAGGTTGGATGAGGAAAACTGTCACCGTATATAAACCTGGCACCTAATAACATGGTTACCGGTAATATAAGAGGTAATAAGTTTGGTTCTAGTGGCATGGAAGGAGCTATTGGTGTGCAAGGCAGCAAGACCGAAGACGAGAAGAATAACGATAACAAGGAGGCTATAGAGGAGGCTATTCCTGATGCTGTCATAACTATTGGCAACCATGAGGCTAATCGTGAAAGACATGGAGTGAAAGAAGATGTAGAGCCTGTCACTGTGTCTGCTGGCCACGGTGTGAACATAGCTCAAACTGGTGCTGACTTCATGATAAGCATTGATTTCGATGAAGATAGAGAAGAAGTGTTTGATGAAGATGTGACAGCCGTTGCAGGGAGTAGTCATCCATGGAAAACATCAATTGATGAGAGCAGTAATGCCATTATTTATGAGGGCAAAATATATGATTCTCTTCTCTCCATCACTGAGTTGGGCTTCACGAATTCCACTCCAGCAGTTGTTGCTGGTGATTATGTGTGCCTAGTTTACACCTATGCAACAGAAATCATCACCGTTGAAACCAGAACCTCTGTTTCCTATGAACCTTTCACTGAGGCAGCTGGTGAAGTTACAACAAGTGTTACACCTGTAGCTCAAATACTAGCTGGACTAGTAGATCCAGCAGCGCTAACCGTGTATCAAATAGCACGAAATAATTACGCCCTTGTCGCCGTCTGCTATGATGGCACGGGTATTAAAACCTTACGCCCACTATAATGCCTGTAGCCGATAAATTCTCCACTGATTCCGCCTTTCCGTTTTGCCCCTTAAAGTTGGACATATCAGCATTAGGTAACGTGATAACATTAGGTGGTTATGAGGTGGGTGTTTCTACTGTGGTGGATGAGGATCTAGAACTAGCTGCCGCGATGAAAATTTACTGGAACCTGTATGCATTAAAGGGCGACCTTAGTTGGTCGAGGTCAGGCACGGGATCAGGTTCCCTAAGTGAAGTCCTCGCTGCTGACGAGCCTTTTGAGCGTGTATGTGATGAATCGCCCCCTTCATTCACAGACGCGAACTTTCAATTGCGCTTATTTTTTGCCACCCCCGACAGGTTTTATGATGGCATTACAACGGATGAAGCTAATTTTATAGGTTATGGATTCTCGGGTGGAATCCACGGAATTATTGGAGAATCGACGCCAACGGGTGCAGGGAGCCTGTCTTCATATTTACTCCTTAGATCATACGAAAGCGCTTCTGTCGGATTTGCTGCCGACACCGCTTTCGTGGATGTTAATGGCATCCACTTTTTTGTGGAGGCTCACGTCCCGACCGCTGGAACATCCACCGCTGATGCAGCCAATCTACACGTCCAGAACGCCATTACAATCGGATCGATCGACTACACAACCGAAGTTAACCTACTGGCTAACGGCGGACCTTTTGAATTTTACACTTACCCCTAATAATTAACCGCGTAGACTCCCTGCATCACCTACTAATAAGCCACAATAGACTAAACTTAAATAACAATATAAATCATGATAAACAACATAATAAAAAGATTCAGACCAGGATTCAACTACTACATATCCACCACTGTTTAGTTTAGCATTGAAAACTCACCAAACTAAGATACAATTAAACCATGAGCAAACCAATTACATTTTTAGAGGCATATGAGGAGGCTCAGAGCGTGCTGCCGTATCAAAACGTGAATGACCAGGCAGAGTTCGCTAAGCTCTTAAATAGGGCCGCTAAGCGCCTTATAGCGAGAGCCCCCATGCCTAACCTCATTTGTAGGAAAACTCTCACTATTGAAGCAGACGCCGTTAACGATGTGGCCATTAGGTTGGACTCAAACCTGTATGAGAACCTAATCTCCTTAAAGAAGGAAAACAGTGTGTATGACATCATCCCAGTTTCTAGCTTATATTTAGATGGCAAAACGGGTGGCGCTTCTTTTGTTGATGAAGGCATTGATAGCACTGTTGGCTTCTACCACTACTACTCAGCGCCCTCAGACAACTCTATTGTAGTTGGAGATGAAATGGATTGCCTTGTTAAGAAGTGCTACACTTCAGTGTCCTTAGATACAGACCTACTTCCATTTGATTCTGTGGGTGCTATTAAGCAAGCTATGATTGCTGTGTTTTACGAAGACCAAGGAGACGCCACGGATGCAGCCAACTACTGGCAACTAGCTGTGAATGAAGCCACCTACGATGCCCGGGAGTATAGAGGATCATCCTATCCTATCTTTAGTTTTAGAGATCCATTGTTTGACTCTGTAACCAAGAATGTTTATTAAATAATATGAAAAAGCAACCATTTAGAGACTCCGAAGGGAGAACAGCAGCTGATCGCCAGATAAAGGAATCTAAGGCGAAATATCAGAAGACTCGCGATAAAGAAGTGAAAGCGCAGGAAACTAAAACCAAAGCATTTAAGAATGATAGGTTTCTTGGCGACAAAAGACAAGATGACCTTAATGACCTTACTAGTAAAAGGCAACTACATGCTATTGGGCGCAAGGCGTTTAGAAAAGCAAGGAAGGCCGGAGACTTCAAAGCCGCATTGGCCCTCGTTAAGGATGGCCATGCTAACGGTATTGATTTATCTAGCAACATAAACAATAGGCAGAAATCTTTCGCTAACATAGGTCAAGAAAGGGTGTTTCAAGCTAAAGAGAACGAGAAGAACAGGAAGCGTGTTGATGGTGACGCTGAAGTGGTTAAGCCTGATGAGGACAAGGATGAAACTCCAAACCCTTTTCGTAGCAACTTTATTGATAACATGATGACTAAAAACTTTGATCAATTAACTGGGACTGAAGAGTCCGCACCTGCTTACACAGACACTAACTCTGAGGGCTTGGATGAGCAGGTTGATCCGTCTCGATCATTTAATAACGACGATTACATAAACAAAGGTGATGCTGGATACAAGGAGGTCGCTGGAGGCACAACTTCAGTTTTTAACTTTGGAGACAAATCAAGTGTGGTGAATCCTTTTGAGCAACCCGTTTCTAAGCTAGTTGCTTCTATGCAAAGACCAAACGATGTCAGGACAGGAGTGAGCCCAATGGTTCCATCTATTAACGATTTGAAAAATAAGAAGAACAAAGGCTTTCAGTCTTCATTTAACCCAGGTTTTCGTCCCACTCAAATGGGCTAGGGAGACTCCCACTAATTAACTTACAACTATCATGCCTATCCAACAAACATCATCAGTGAGCCTTCCTAGCCTTAGGCACGAATCAGCGCTCCTTAATCAAGCTATTCAGGGAGACATGAAGAGACTACAGCATGACGCTGCTCAGTTTAACCTAGCAGAGAGCAAGAAAGCTGCCTTAAGAAAGGACTACGACTGGGACAACAAGATGGAGCTTGATGAGATGACGGATAACGTGATGGGTGATCTTATTAAGAATATTTCAGGCATAACCTATAGTAACCCTGAGGCTAGAGAGCAACTACAGGGGTTTATGAGTAACATGCATGAAGACCTTTTTGAGAACAAAGCATTTCAGAGTGTGTTTGCGCTTGCTTCTACTGGGATAGCGAGAGAAGAAAACAGGGTGGAGCAAGAAATAGGCTTAGCTAAGTCTAGTGCTATTGGGTATATTAAGTCTTTGGCTAAGGATGAAGCCACATCGCAGTTAGCTATGCAAGCCGGACAGGCTGTGAATAAATCCAGAACTCAGGAGGACATATCTGAAATATACAACACATTGGTTGGTGATGTGGCGGGCGTTAATAACACGAAGGCCAGTAGTGGCATAAATGCTGCTTACTTTTCAGACTCAGGGAACAATCTTTCTTCTTTCTTTGGAGTGGAGGAGGGCGCTAGTAATGATAACAAGATTGGTCTAGTGATGAAGAAGCTAGGATACGACCCAATGGATGAGAAGTATCAAAACCCAGTTGAGTTGAGTAAGGTGCTCCCTGCTGTAGGGCAATACCTGGAGCAAATGGCTGAATCAATGACTTCATCTCGTAAGCTGAAGAGTATGGGTATTAAAGAGGCTAAGCCTTATGCTATGAGATCTATTATTTCCTATATTGGCAGTAAAGAGAAGTCACTTGAGTTTGCTAAGAAGGATTTAGCTAGCGATAAGGATAACGCTGAATACAAGAAGAGAGTTGGTGATCTTGAGTCCGATATACAGGAAGCTAGAAACGCTGAGAACTCACTATTTGGAGCTACCTCTCTTGATGAAATCATATTTACCCATGGACAGGCCATTGGTGCAGATAATTCATCTTCAGTTGGTGAAACAGGCGAATAACTTTTAAACAAAACAGAAAACAAAACATATGTCATTTAATCCAAACATTACACCAGAGCCAGAGGCCCCTACTACAGATCCTAACGAGCTTCGCAATAAGCAGGAATACAGCATATTTACCATTGATCAGCTCCATAACGATTGGGCTTTTCAAGATGCTGTTAAGAATAAAGATGCTAGCAGTGTTAAGGATATGACAAACTCCGCTAAGCGTGGTGTGGTGGCCAGGGTGCGTAAAGGGCTGCTATCTAGATCCAAAACAGGAAAAGGAAGCGCAAATGCCATACTTACAGCTGTGCAATACGAGCATGAGCAAGTGAAGAAGGCTGGGGATGACACTTACACTGGTGATTTGTCTCATCGTGGATTGTTTGACACCATGAGCATGGGTGCTAAGGAGAGAGACTTTAATGAACTATTGGCTCCGTTAGCTTACGATAAAATGAAGGGCAAGTTTTCTGACACTTTTGAAGGGTGGAGAGATAATATAGAGCAGCGCAACTGGGTGGCAGGTGATGAGTATAGCGTGAACAACATGTCTAAGAGGGCTAGCGAAAACGCCACTGAGTCATTCACTGGTGATCCAGATCGAGATGAAGATAGCGGTGAAAGCGTGTTGTCATTCTCAGAA